GAAAAGATGAAAAGTATATTTATGTTTATTATGAGACCACTTAAAAAAGTTGGGTCTATGATAGGAACTCTTTTATTAGGAGTTTTTGGAATTATACAGAAAATAGCAGGTGGTGTTGGAGGAACACTTTTAAAGGGTGCAGGAAAGGTTGGAATGAAGGGTCTAGGGGCTCTTCCATTCCTTGGACAAGGAGCATTGGGGCTAGCTAAATTACTTCCAAGACTTGCTTTGGCTGGTGCGGTTGGTGCTCCTGGATTATTGATGGGAGGTATTGATGCTGTAAGAGGCTTATTTAAAGCAAAAGAGTGGGGTGTTAGCAAAACTTCTGCTGGTATTGGAGCATTTTTAGGTGGAGCAGGAAAGGGAGGAACTTGGAAAGGAGCAGCTTGGGGGGCTTTTAAAGGAGCTTCTCTTGGAGCTGCTTTAGGGTCTGTTGTTCCTGTACTTGGTACTGGTATAGGAGCAGCCCTTGGTGGAGTTTTAGGAGGAGTACTTGGTGTTGCAGGAGGAGAATATTTAGCAAAGGGTATAGAACAGCTTAAAGAACCAATCGTGTCACTTTCTAAGTTTGTTTGGGGTGCAGTTACTTATCCGTTCAAACTTATGAAGAGAGCATATACATTCTTAAAAGAAACTTTCACAGAAAAGTATAAAGCTATTAAAGATAGCGGAATAATTGATCGAGTTGTTGAAACAATTACTTGGCCATTTAGAAAATTTATGCAACTAGCTCAGATGGCAAAAGACTGGGTTGTAGAAAAACTCGGCAAACTTCCAATTATTGGTAATCTATTGGGAACTATAGAAGATATACCATTAAAAGAGATAACTCCAGAAAGAGCTAGAGAAATAGCAGAAATTGCTAGAAAGAAGTTTGGACCAGAAAATATATTAAATTCAGCATTAACTGCAGAAGCTTTGCGTGCCGAATGGATGGCAAACCAATTTAAGGAGAGCACTGATTCTGTTAACAAAACAATTAGGACAGGAAGTGCTGTAGTTGCTTCTACAGTTAATCACAATACAAATGTCTTATCATCAAATGTATCATCATCAACTAATGCAGGAGGAATGAATGTTGCAGCTTCTAATTTTTCTTCAGGTGATATGTTTGCTCAACAAGTGGCCGCATGTAATATTCATTAAGGAGACTTTATGACAACTAAAATAGAGATGCCATATGGAGTTATAGGATTACCTCCTTCTACTTATCTTAGTGACGATGAAATATTAAATAGTATGCCTATAGCTGAAATCACACCAGGAACACCATCTCAAGGAGGTAGTTTAACTACATTTAATGTTTTTGATAATTTTACAAGCTATCAAAATCTTGTACGCGCATCTGGTTTTGAAATACAAGCACCACTAAGAGTAGCTTTTCTAGCTGATAATTTTCCTACAGATTCTTTTACTAATGAATATGGTGAATCTTTTTTGCAGAAAGTAACAGATGTATCATCTGAAGCAATGCAACAAATAGCACAAATGACTGGTGCTAGAACAGCTACTGAGGGTACAGCTAGAATTGGAGAAATGCTTGGAGGAGTTGGGCAAGAAGTTGGAGGAGCAGCAGGTTCCCTTATCTCTGGCGTTGGAGAAGGTGCCGTTTCTGCTGCGAGAGGAATTGAGTCACTTATCGCAAACTTACAAAGAGGAGGGCGCACTGCTCAGTTTTTTGGAGGAGGAGCACAAATTTTATCAAGGCTTCTTGCAGGAAATAGAGTTGATTTTCCTCAAATTTGGAGAAATAGTGGATATAGCGCACAGTACACATTTACTATAAGATTGTACAATCCAAATCCTAGAAGTGATACAGCCACCGAAAAATATATATTGGGTCCATTAACAGCTTTGCTTTGTTTGGCTGTTCCTGTTTCTCTTGATGGAAAAACTTATGGATGGCCTTATTTTCACAGAGTTGAGTCTCCAGGAATTTTAAATTTAAGACCAGCTGTTATAACGAACATTACTGTTGTAAAGGGAGGAGATCAACAATCTGTAGCATTTAACCAAAGATTATCTATTGTAGATGTGCGTATTGATTGGACAAGCTTATTTGCTACTATGCTTGCTGAGACTGGAAAATTTAGCAATAAAAGAAGACCAACTGTTAAAAATTATATTGAAGCACTTAGGACTAAAAAGAATGTTTATGGTAGATCTTTACTTAATACAAATGCTGCAAATAGAGCTGGAGTTCTTAATTCAGATGGTAGTCTTCTTACTACACAATCATCTATTATAAATGAAGAATTAGAAAACCCTGAGATATCAAAAAGAGTTGCTCAAACACCTACAACACCCGAAACAACATCAAGAGTTCCTTCTAGTAAACAGAGTACATCATCTACGTTATCTGAAGCGAATGAGTCGGCAGGGTTTGCTCCTTTTTAACAGAGTGAGTTTCTTAGAACCAATGTTAAATAGTGAGCTAAAAAGTTTGAAATAAGAAACTTGGTTTGAGAAGTTAGGCTTGAAAAAGACTTTGATATTTTTGCATCTCTTATTATTCTTAGAAGAAGAAGAGTTACTTGTTGCTTAAAATAAGCTAACGCTTTAGCTCTTTTTATAGACATCAAATTACTTACTATTTTATAATATTTCTCTCCACAAAGTTCATCCACATTTTTTATTTCTTTAAAAAATAACATGTAAATCATTTTTAAATCTTGAGAATATTTTATATTACATATTGTTTGCGAAATAATCTTAGAAAAAGATTCGCTTATTTTAGAAATATTTTTTGCTTCCTCAATTGCTTTCGAATCAACGAATTTATACACAGTCAATTTTCTTATCGTATTTTCTATCGCAGCATTTTGTTTTTCTGTAACTTGTGGTTTTGCTTTACCTGCTTCTATATCCTCATCAGATGAAGGTTCTTGTCCTTGTATTCCTAAACCAGCCGCTTTAGCTTTGTGATAAGCACCCACGAAACTTCTTACACTTTGAAATACTCTAGTTTTACTATCTTGAATAAATCTTGATATTTTATCTTTATTTCCTTCTTTAATTCCTTCTGCCCACAATCTCATCATATCATCGGCAATATGATATAGAGCACTAGCAATTGTTTTCTCTCTGGCAAATAAATGTGTCTTTGTTAGAGTTTGAAGTACATAGTTAAAAACTTCTGGTAAACAATATGGAAGTTGGCGTCTCAACACATTATCATAGTGACGAATAATATAAAATATCATAAAATTTCTTGCTGTTACATAATCTCCATTCTTCAAATAATAGTGCAATAAAAAGATATAGAAATTTGCCACAGCATCACTATGATTTCCAAAAGCTGCTTCCTTTCTTCCAGCCCATTGTCTCTTTGTATATTCTCTGACATCTTTTTCAGTAAGATTGGAGTATCTTAAAAACTCATAGTAGTGTTTCTTTACATGAGGATATACACAAGCTTCTGTTAGTTTTCCTAAATTATATGCTACGATTTTTGTAATTTCTTGTTTTGCCTTAATATCAATGTTTGCTTTCTGAAGCAATTGTTCCATTATGCAACCCTCACGGTTATATCGCTTTCCTTAAAGTATACAAACTCAGGACCATATTCTAATAATTCTTGTTCTGTTAATTCTTCAAGAACAAAGTCAAAGAAAATACTAGTTACTGGTTTGACAACTCTACAATGATCAACACCATCAACATCTTGAATAACATCTATAATTTCAGATCTATATAACCTTGCGTTAGCACCAAAGCGAGATTTAAATGCTTCATAAATTGCTGTTCTAACTGCATCTGACAATTCAGTAAAAGTACCACTATAATCAGAAGATCTAAATACTTCAACTTCGATCTTTAGAGGAATATCATGAGTTGGTATTGTAATCCAACCTGATTCCGAATAAATATATTTTTCATTCAAATTTGTTACATACACAATTGTATCAAGAAGTGGTTGAGTATAAACAAATATACTTGCTGAAGCATCTGTGCAAGTTGCTACATAATCTTTATATGTACCCTCAGTTAATATATATCTATCAGAAATATTACTAGGCGGAAGTGAAGCAACAAAATCAATAACTGGAGAAATCGTTGGTTTGTTCAATACCATATTTTGCATATTTCCAAAAGTATTAGTAAATTTTACATTTGTAAAATCTGTTAACATTTTTTTACTCGTTAGATCAATTGTTGAAACAACATTTTGAAGTACTTGAGTTTCAAAACCTTCTTTATCTAAAGCATCATAATAATTTTTTTCTATTACTGGAACATCATATATTGTTAAGGTTGTTCCATCAGTGGAAATATTGGAAAGCATAAAGGTTTTCAAATCTTTTCTTATAGTAGCTACAGTTACGTAGTCAGCAACTAAAGTGGCAGAAGGAGATTTTATTCTGAATAAGATGTTTTGTTCATTAAGAGGAAAGTCAGTATATGGATCAAATACATATACAAATTCTAATGATGTGGAATCATTGGTCATATCTTTTACAGACCCTAAATCTGTTAACTGTAATTCACAAGATGCTTGATCAGAATCTGATTCCGTAGATTGGTATTTTAATCTAAACTCTATAACATTAGAAATCTTTTTTACAGTTAGTTGTGTTACAAATATATCATAAGCTAAACTATAACTTGTCTGTAGAGATGGTGATAATTCAAGAGAGTCAACTACATATGAATATTCTGCAACACTATTTAAAAGTTGAACATCTAAATCAAACATTGTATAGTAATCATAATCTCCTATTGTAACTTGAGTATTCTTAGGTATATATGTTGTTGTTAAAGGAAAATCTAGTGCAGCATTTCTAGTTAATACCAAGTTATCAACAGGTTCTGTGTTTGATCCAAACAAAAGGTTGGTGTAAATCTGAATTTCATTAACTTTAATATCTGAACGTTTTAGAACTGGTAATGAGTTTGCAGCAAAAGGAGAGTCTGGTATGATAACGTTTATGTTTTTGTAATCATCTTCTGTAACTAATCTATTTAATGATGTTAGAGAAGCAATAGCATTACTTCTAATTTCATCGATAGATTCTTCATCTGTTCCTCCTGCAGCTGGAGAAGCATTAATAACTTCATAATTTACTACTTGTGTTAAACCTGCAAGAGTAGTTGTGTAAATTCTATCTCCGCTTCTGATAGAGCCACTAATGACATTTCCATCAGCCCCCTCAGTTACTCCAGCAATTACTCTAACCGTACCTCCTGGAGGTGGTTGAACTCCAATTAAATCATTTCCAAAAAATAATCTTCTTCCAGAATCAGTTCTTCTAGATACATAACCAAAATCTGTGTTTGTCATCAAATAAAGACTACTAAATTCAGTCCACTGTGTATAAGATGGACTACCAACATCTTTTATTTCAACAGTTAACGTTGAAACTTTACCATCGATAGGAACATCAATTGTAATAAATTGAAATTCTTGAAGATCTTCGTCAACTTGAAACTCTTGTTCAACTATCTTTAATTGTCTTACAGGAAGAACAAAATTAAGACCGCTTGAATTTATTGTTACTGGTAGTATATATGTTTTTGTACCTTCTTCAACTACAACCGTTGCAGTACTATTTCCAATAACTGTTACTGTAGTATCATAGTATGTTATAAACTCAACACCTTCATCTGCTTTAAATTTAAATCCAGATGGTATTTCAAATACTGCAGTTGGATCTTGGAAAGTTAAAGGAACAGTTAATAGTACTTCTGTAGTGGCATAATTGGCTTCTTGTGTATTATACCCAAGAAATGCTGAAAGATTTAAAATAGAAGATGGAAGCTGTGCTTGAGTTAAAAAGAATTCTTTATAAGTGGATAATTGGTAAAACAAAAGATTTCCAGTCAAAGTAGAGATAATATCTATCATAAAAGATAGAAAAGAAGATTTTGTCAAGTCAACATTTTCTAATTCTAAGTATGATTTCACTAAATCACTTATTTGAGTTCGAATTGTTTCTCTTGATAAATATATTTGACTTGAAAGTGGGGTTTCAGCCATTACTTCTCCTTATATAAAATAAAAACCAGAGTTGTTATCGTAAAGACTCTTCATATTTTCTCTAAGTAATTCGTTTTTATAAAGTATTCTTGTTAGAAACTCATAATCATCAACCAAGTGTATTTTTTTGTCGTACTCGGAAAAAGCTAACAAATCTGTTACTTGATTATCAAGTTCTGTAGTTGTTCTGCTTTGAAAATTTGTAATCTTTAATTTCCAAAATCTTCTATCAGCATTTACAGTTATTTCTGCTCCTCCAACTTGATATAATGGATAAATATCATTTGTAGGTCTTAAAAAACTTTGCTCAAACTTTATCATGTCTCCTGGGTATGGAGTAATTCCATAAGTGCTTGGTATAACCAAACTACTGGAATTTTCTTTTATATAACCTCTATCCTGTGCATCAAAGGCGTTGCTAACTTCCTCCATATAATAAACTGGTAATAATAATATTTTTTTCCATCTTAATCCAGATAAATCGTTAGAGATTACGTGATAAGAACCAGAGAAAACTTTTTCATCTTCCCAAATGGTTTCTTCTTTATCAATATTGTAATAGGTAGTCAAAAACGCAACTACATGTTTACTATATATGTCGTAAATTAACTTTTGGTACTCTTCAATATATTGATACAATCTAGTATATAGTTGGATGTACATTATTTTTTATCTTTCCTACTTCTTAAATATTCTTTTAATTTTATTTTGGCTTTAACTTCTCTAGGTTTCCATTTTGATAAAAGTTTATATAACTTATTTCTGCACTTTTCAAAATTCTCTGCATTGTTACATTTCTTGATTTCAGAGTCAATCCATTTTCTTGTCCATTCAGCGCCTTTTACTTCACATGTTAGATTACATAATTTAAAATCTTTTCTATTGACTTTTGAACATCTAGAAGCACATTTATAAGTATTTAAATCACTTGCGAAAATAGCGATAGCCATAATTCCTGGCAATGGAATAGCTGCTGTTGCAGCCACTAATCCTCTTGCAATCCATTTTTGTGCAAAAGGATTTGTCTTAGGAGGGGTAACTGTTTTCCAATCTCTTTTACCAAATAATTCTGTTAATGCAGCAGGTGTTATTCTTTCCAACTCTACTTTATATTTAGCAATCTTTCCTGCCATTTTCATATAAATTTTTACAAGTTTATTTCTACATTCAGATGCATCCTTTGAATTTTTGAATTTTTTACATTGAGTAATTGCTCTTTTTATAATACTTATTTTATTTTCTGTTTCTCTTATTTTACATTGTAAATAACAAACTTTTCTTTTATTTGGTTTTGTAGGATGTAGTTTAAAACATGTAAATCGGCATTTAGACTCTGGTGTTGGCCCGAGTAGAGATGAAAATTTATCCATTAGACCGTCTCCAAAAACTTAAAATAAGTTCCTTCATCAAGGGTTAAAGATAAATTACCCTCTTCACCTTCATAATCAACAGTTATATCAACATTAAATCCTTTACCATCCTGAAGAAAAGAAATATTTATATTCGTAATTGCTGCTCTATCATCATATTTTAATAATGAGTTTTCTATTTCCGTTTTTATTCTATCAACTGTATTTTGATCAACTGGTTCAAAGACCATTTTGTAAAGATTACTGCCAAACTCAGGATCGAATAAATAGGTTCTTAGTGGGGTTAGAAGAATATTATTCCATGAATTGAGTATTACATCTAAATTCCTTATTTGTTTAAAATCACCTTTTGAGGAAATTATGCTAATATAATCTACAATTCTTCCAGAAGACCCACGAACATTTTTGTTAAATCTATCTAGAAGGTTTGCCATTATTTTTGTGATTCCTTTATAGCTTTAAGTTTTTCTTCTTCGAATTTAGTCTTCCACTTTAGATAGTCATAAAGTTTTTTAACTGGCATTTGCATTATATCTATCCAAGATTGTTTACTAAATTCCATACAAGCATAAACATCTTCATCTAAATTTTTTCGGTAGGTTTCGATGACCTCATCATTCGTACAATGAACGAAAAAACGCTTGAACTAAATCTATGTTATATTCTGAACCTTCTCCACATTTACTACAATAATTTGTCATTTTTAAACTAATTTCATAGTTTCCAAATACATCTGAATAAACCTCGTGTATTTTTCTCTTATCCTTTGATGGTAGAGAAACATAAGCATCAAAAACATCAACAATATCATCATAAACTCTTGGCTCTTTAGAAGTTGGAATATCTTCCTCAAATCGAGTAAGAATAAGAGTTTCGCTTACTAGATCTGGAGTAGACCCCGGTCTACTTGAAAGAGCCATAAAGCTATTTATTTCAGTTTTAATTGTTGGTTGTTTTATAAATGCTGTTACGTTACTAATAGGAAGTTTGACTCCAACTTCTTTTGTTAAAATATCTTCTCCTGGATAAGTATTAATATTAAATGTGTCTGCTGCTTTTATAGTTACAGATTGTTTTGCTTGACACTTTTTGCAGTTTATCTCATAATTTCTAATATCTTCATATGTAATATGATAAAGACCATAAAGAAGAGCTTCTCTATCCTTTAATGTAACTTTATTAATAAAATCATCATAATTATTTATTTCTGGTGGTCTTTTTGTAATATTATCAAATAAACAGTGTGCTAAATGTTCTGTAAGTTTTACAGGAGTTAGAAAACTCGCTTTCATTCTTTCTTCTTCCTGCACAGTCAGACTTCTAAATATGAAAGATTTTTTTGTTTGAGGTGTTATAACCTCGTACTCTGGAAATTTTACGGAAAATCCCTTGAATGCCATTATTCTACTTCTCCTTTCGTTTTATTATTAATAACTATATGCTTTAACTTTATCTAGGGCCTCAGTAAATGTACTAATGAAAGTTTCACATTTTGACTTCACCCAAGGTTCATGCCAAGCATAATCAACATTAAATTCTATTTCTATATCTAGACGACCAACGGTTTCAACATCACTTGTAAATAGATCCTGTGGGTCTTTTGATGGAAACATACCATCATAACACGCATAGTATTCAACTGTTCTTCCATCTGGAGAGGTTGTCCAATAATACATTAGACCAGCGTATGTAGCCTTTGTATAACCAGAACCTTGTTCTCCTGCAATAAGATCAGAAACACCAGTTCTATAATCTCTAATCATTTTTACCCATCCGTGAAAAATATCAAGAATAGGTGTTTTGTTGAATTCAACAAACTTTACAGATACTGTGTTACCGTAATCAACATTGCTTGGAACTGCCCACTTAGTATTTCCTAAACCAGTATATTCAATTTTGTTCAATGTTCCTCCTGGAGGAGTTACTGATAAACAAGAAGCAGAGAGAACTCTCTGAATCTCATCTAGGCTCTGAATTCCAGAAGCCCCTAACTGAACATAAGGAAGCAATGCAGATGGAAGTTTATCAAACCATATAAAATGATAACCAGTGGCATATGGTTCTGCTATACCCTTAAGTGTTCCACCAAACTTTCTTGTCATTATGTTTTCATTTAATGCAGAAAATGAACTCTTCATTGATTTGACCTCCTAAAATATTGTCCTTTTTAAGATTTCGGACTTGACATAATCCCAATCACCATTTGGAATATGAATCGCTTTATCATCTATATAAAAATCAGCTGCTAATTTATCTCCTGTAATTTCATCGAAATAAATATTATGTTTTCTCAAATAATTTTTTATTTCTTCTATTTGTTGTTCTAAATTAGTATTTGTTTCTTCTGCGTTTCTTACAGAAGCTCTCGTTGTGAAAATAACAATATTAAAACCATTATCCCTGAGCCAATTTATAACCTCTCTTGCTCCATCAAAAACATCATCATACAATGAACCGTCTTGATATCCCTTTGAATATTTATGAATAGTACCATCAAGATCTATCATGGCTCTCTTGAATGTTTCTGTTTTTTGATCTGTTATTGGAACTCTTTTTCTAACTTTTGGAAAAGAATCAATTGGAAAAATTGATTCTTTTTTACATAAAAAATTTATATAATTAGAAACACCCTTATTCATATTAATCCTCCAATTTTATTTTTGTTCTCAATAACATAGAACACCCAGGTATTTATTTTGGAGAGAGTTAATGGAAGGAAAAAGGGGGCGTTTCCGCCCCCATTAGAACAATACATTAAACAATGAAGAAGTTCAAGTTAATTTTTTCAACTGTTCTTGTTGGTTGTAGAGTCACATCTACATGAAATTGCTTTGTTTTTCTTTCATATTCTGTTGCACCAACAGAAACAGTATAAGAGTCTAATCCTCTAAGTCTCTTGATAACTTCCAAGAAACTTACGATTTCTCCAGAAACAGCACTCCAAGTGGTTTGGTCATTTTGTTCAAAAATATAATATCTACAAAACTCACTTAATGCTTTATCAATATAAAGAATTAATCTTACAATATTGATATCTTGAAGAGCACTAGCTTTTGATTGAGATGTTAATTGACCCCAAACAACATATCCTGGATTAAACTTAACAATTGGATTAAGTTGTTTTAAATATAACTGATCTCTTTGCCCGAGTCTTGGATTATAGCGAAGTTCTTTAATTGTATCTATTGCTGCACGGTTAAATCCTGCTGGTGCAAACCAAAGCTGTGCAACATTGTCATTTCTTGGAAGAATTGTTGACATGTGGTAAATTGGTGAAACCCAAATATCTTGACCAGTAAATTGGTCATAAACTTTGCTATATGATTCATAAAGAGCAACAAAATAAGTGTTAAATGTATTAATATTTTGTCTTGTTGAAATAGCAGCGTTGGATGTTGCATTATCACCATTGTCAAGTATTCCAACACAATCTCTTCTTGTTTGGCATAGAGATGAAATAGAAGTTTTTACATCTGATGGATAACCGGCATCAAATACCAAAGAAAAGTAAATGTTCTCATTATCCAAAACGTTATCATCAATCAAGCCTGAATAAGCTTGTGCTAAGAGTTGTGTAGCAATAGTAGTGTTAAGAGAACCATCTGCATTTAGAAGAGAACCATCTGAACCTCTTTTTAAAGGAACTGGAATAGCTGATGTAAATAAAGAAGAAACAGATGCTCTTCCCTTTTTAATTACATAAGTAATTGTTGAATTTACATCAAATGTTGATGTATCTCCATTCCAATTTCTTGAGGCGGTTGTTAGATTTCTATCATCGAAAACATTGATGCTGTCAAATTCTGAACCCGTTGCAGCGCCTAACCAACCCCAAATTGTATTTCCTTTTGCATCTTTTGCGCTAACCAAATATGCTGCATTTCCTGATTCAGGAGTTGTTTGCCAGTCACTAAAAAGTTGCTTACTATCTGTTAAATCTGCTAAACCATCTGTTAGAGTAATAGAAACATTTCCGATTTCTTTATCATAGTTTCTTACAAACAAATCGTAACCTGGAGAAAATGCCTCACTAACTAATTGCATTTCCGCTCTAAGAACTGAAGAATAAGTATTTAGAGTATCCACAATCCAAATACTAGAACCACCAGTATCTTTTGCGTTAGGATCAAAAGAAACTTCAAATGATTCTATAATAACATCTTGACCATCAGATTGTTTTTCATAAATATCAAGTGTATAAACTCCATCCAAAAGAGGATTTGCAGATTCTGTAAATCTAACTCCAATAGCGTTATAGTATTGGCCTCTACCAATTGGATTTAAAAATGCTAGTGGATAAGTAGTTCCATCTTGAACTAAATTTGTTTTTAATTCTGTCTTTGTATTAACTGCTCCAACATATGTAATCTGAAGAGATGCTGAAGAATCTGAAGCACCCATAACAGCATCAATTCTCATATTTGCAAAAGCAGCATCATCTGGAAGAGCACGAATAAAATAAAGCGATCCAGCCTCTCCCAGAAAATTATAAGCAATGTATGGCCCTTGACCATAGCTTTTTCCATAAGTTTGAATATTTGGATCACCATACTCTGAAATAAATTCAGATCTTCCACCAATAAACTTTAGAACGTTATCCTCACCCTTTTCTGTAAGAGCACAAAGAAATCCAATGGTGGAAGGAACAGCCTGTACAAATGTGCTCAAGTCTATAATTTTAGTATATACACCAGGGGAAATTGGCATTTTATTATACCTCCTGAGATATCATCTCTCTAATATAATTATTCAAAGTTAAAATCTTCTTTATACAAATAGATACCACACAAAAGAAATTCTTCTAGATGCGGTCTTCAAAATTACAGGAAATGTTATTCTCGCAAACAAATGAAATGGTCCGGATAACCCAGAGTAAGCTGTAAAAAGACCAGCTTCGCTTAACTGATAACCATTAGATTCATTGGTATCTAATGTAGATGTGATTCTTATTACAAGCCATCTATCATCGTTTAATGAATCTTGTTCAAATGTCACAGAATCAAATGGTTTTTTATAATAAAATCCACCTCTAAAATCTCCTAAGGTAGAACCAATTGCTGCAATAGGCACCTCAGAATAGAGATTTTGATCAGTCAAAATTGGAGGTATTGGGTCAAGTGGATCTGAAGGTGAAACACCACCCGATCCCAACCCCAACCAAGCAATAATCTCATTTGATGTGGAGTCAACATTTGGATTATTAACACCTACAATTCTTTGTGCTACAAACTCTCGACCTTTATAAACAACAAGATTTGATGATTTAAACACCAAATCTTTGTTGTTATCTTCGATATTGTATATTTCAACAATACCCTTTGGTCGTCTCTCAAACTCCACTTTTTTTCTGTCACATGCGAAACAGTGACCATAATGTTCTTTTGAAATTATCTGAATATCTTCATTTTTTTCCATGAACAGCTCCCTCATTAATCTGCTTTTAATTTTGTTCTCATTTTTTTAAATAATTTCTGAAAATGTAAAATATAGGAACAGATCCTAGAATTCAAATATGGGTTTTTTAATAGTTTTGCTATCAAGCGAGTGAGTATAATTTTTCCAATCATCTTCAATTTCGTTTGGAAATACATAAAATCTAGCATTGAAACTCTTTAACATACCATATTTTGTTAATTCTGCATCTACGATATACCCACCAACCGTTGCCTCTAAACCTTTTCTTTTAAGATAACCAGTTTGACCTTCAAACGTTCCACATTGCATTGCTAAAATAGAACCAAAAAGTCCTTGTAATTGTATATGTAAATGCCCAATAAGTAGAAATCTTAGAGTTGGTCTTTGTTTTACATTTCTTGAAATTTTCATTAATTCTGACAAAGCTAATTGTTCAACTCTTCTTTGAGCTTTATAAGAACGAGCATATGGAACACCACCATCTGGATGCCACATTCTTAAATCAACGCCTCTCAAAATTGGAACTTCTGCATCATCAAATCCTACATAATGAATATCATTTCTTTCAGCACAAATAGTATGAAAAGGATTATGCCCCACATTTTTTACAAAAGAGTAATCATGATTACCACCGATCATATACCATTGAAATCCTTTTGGAAGATTTACAATTAAAGACTCTTCCTGTTCTTGTGCGCTATTAGCATAGACTTCAAATTGTTGTCCTCTATATACATTAATTCCAGCAAAAACATCGCCGGGGACAAATATATGTTTCACTCCCTTCTTTCTACAAATTTCTGCAAACTCATTTAGAGCAGTTAGCTGAATATGTTTTGAACCAAAGTGCAAATCAGAAGCAATACCAAACATAATTTCTTTATCTTCAATTGGTTCTGTAAATTTTTCACCCTTTGAAGGAATGGTGTTGCTCAAGATTATATTATATTCATCACAAATAATCTCATTACCTAATTTTCTTAAATCAGCAATTATATTATAAACTTCTCTTGGAGTGCAGTCTAGAATCTCACAAGCTTCCTCACCTGAAATCTGACTATCTTTTCTTAAAATATTTAACAATATTCTAGCTTTTTCAATTGGATCTACTTTTCTAACTTCAGCTCTATTTTTCTCATTGTTATCATCTACATCATCTTCAAAATCGTCTTCAGGTTCATTTATATCTGTTAACTCATTGTCAATAACATCATCATCAATAAAATTGTCATCCATATGACGAGTTCTGACTTTGTAAACATAATTCTTGAAAATTTTATATCTGTACTTATAACCGAATTTAGCAATAACCATTTTATACATTTTATCATTTGGTATATTCTTTCTGATACATTCTCTAACAAATTCAATCAATCCTGGGTACTTGATCATTACACTCTCCTTTTCCGGTTCTAGTTTTCATTTTTGTTCCCACACTTATTTTTTCGTTCCTACACCTGCTCAAGTTGAATTAAACTGCCGTTTTCCTGTAAAATATATCCTCCTTGTTCCATAAGAAGATATGAGAATCCTGCTGGTAAGATTTCAATTAAGGATAGATCAAAACCAAATGTGCAATCAAATATAGCTCCATTATCAAAACTTGTAAATCCTCCAGATTGTGCAACTATTATTCCATAAGTGGTTCCATCCATTAAACTTGATGCATCACCCTGTATAACCCAAGACTCAACACTTGTAGTAGCATCTGCAGGAACACAACATAAACTATTATAATATTCATCAATAAGAGAAATAGTAACCTCTCTTTTTATATCTGTGACAGCACCTATATCATGATAGGAACCACAATCATATGTTTCTCTTTGATAATATTGATCTGCAGTTGTTGCATCTGGGCAAATTAATTCGTCATCCGCACAACATGGTTGTCCATTTGCTGTTACATAATCATAAGCCTCTTGCATTTCAAGAACATCAGCAGAGTCTTCTGTTATAAATGAATCAAATAATCTTGATCTAGCAGTAATGGCTTCTATAGGAATTAGTCGAGCATGATATGGTTTAAAAAATGATATGGCGTTTCTAAGATCTGAGAAAACAGCATCTATACCAGTTATCATCAGAGCAATATTAATAAAACCATAACTTAAATTTATTTTAGTCCAATCTCCAAGATCTTTCATAAGTGAAGATAATATAAAGTTATTGGTTTCTCCCAATGCATTTAATTCGCTCTTTAAATCAGGGTCTAGGACATCAAGAACTTCTTCTGCGCTATTTCTTGTTTGTAAAAAGTTTCTATATTTTTCCCTTGTAAAAAGATCATAGAATTGAGATAGACGTATTTTTTGCTCTGAACGTGTAAATGGCAAATCAACTAAATTATCATACTCTTCAATAATTGCACTAACAGATGTGTTTGTACCATCATAACAAAGAAAATTATTTGTTGAATCACTACCATAGGTTAAATATTCTTTATTGAAAAAGTATATACATGATAAATAAAGTCCTAATAGAGATGTTGTACTCCCTGTTAAGGTTACGTTAGCATTTTGAGGAGGAGGAGTTCTATCGTTTGGATTTAAAGCTGAATAATACCAATCAAAATATTGTTCTTGCACTGCATTTATTAGAACTGATGTACTGCCTCTAGGCTCGAATATAGGCTTTACTGCAAAGTATGGGCTTTTAGATGGTAGATTGATTTTATTAAGATTATTTAGAGTTAAAATCTGAGAAGCAGTATATCTCCAATGTGGATCAGTTACTACCATTTGATCAAATGGTATTTGAATTGGATTTAAGTCTCCAGTAGTTCCAATTACAATTTCACCACGAAAAACAAGCTCATTATTAGAAGACTTTTCAACCCAAAATTCATATAAATCCAACTCTGTCAAACCATAGTATTGAAGTACTTCAAAAAGAGCCTGAGGAGTACCTTTTATCTTATAAAGATTAACTAAATCTAAAAAGAAATTTACCTTTACTGTTAATGGGTCATTTGTAAAACCACGAATATCAGTAGAGTAATTATAACCAAAACTTCTAAATAATTCATCAAGCTCTGAGTTGGATAAAGAAAATGGATCTGTTATAACTCTTTGAGTTGATGACATTGTTCTAAGAGAAGAATACCAATCAATTAGAAAATCTCTTATTCTTTGATAGTCAGAAGAATTATAAGCTATTTGATCAATAACATTAGAAAAGAAATTTGTTACTTTTCCTTTTTCAGATTTAACTAATGCTGACAAAGAGGTTGTGATATCAGGGTGTGATTCACCTCTGAGAATTCCAAGTAACTTCCAAAATGTCAGGATATCAAGCATTATAAAATACCTCTATCTGTTACACTATCAAATATAGTTTCTAATATATAGATTTCATAACAGTAAGATAGGAGATCATTTGAAATTAATGAAGTAGTATTATATCTATCTGCGTTATTATTTATTTTAAAATCAAGGTAAATATAAATTAATTTTGATAACGGAGTAATCAAAGTATCTATACTTCCTGATAGAATCCAGATCGAAGAAGATGTGTCAAAAGAAAATGATATATTAGTGGTTGTGTCTAAAAGGACCATTGATGTTGCATCAATTCTATATTGCAATAGTGCATTCAACATAGTTAAGTCATTAGATGTTAAATTAAATAGATTATCTCCTGTTGAATCTAATACATAATATCTACCAGACTGTGGATAAATCTGTATTCTATTTTGAGCAACATAAGGAATAGCAAGTTTATTTGATTCAATTCTATATAGATACTTATAAGAATCATAAATATAATTTTCGTTAAACAGAAGTTCAATAAATGATCGTTGAGGCATGTAAACATCATCAATAAAAACCGGGTGAGGAATACCATACTTATTAACATCTGACTCAACAATTAGTTTGTTAAGCCAATGCTGCAGTTCTGGTATCAGATTTGTTGATGTCAATGTCATTAACTTTTTCCCTCACGTCTGTTTGAATTAAATCTTGAGTAGAGAACATGTCTAACAAATGAACAAAAAACGTAATTGGAGACACTGATTTAAAATCAAAAATTTCTTTGTTTTCGTTATCTGTGCTCCATCTTCCTGAATGAAATCTAACAGCTTCTTCTAATATTTTATGTTGTTCTTCAGAAAATATTTTTAGAAAAACATCTTCATTTACTTTTATCATATCCGCTGCATTTTTATCATGAGTTTTATCTGAATATCTTTTTTCCCCAAACTTTCCATATTTTAAAGAATCATGAAAAAGAATAGCAAGAAATATAATATCTGATTCTGTGCTATTTGGTAATATGTTAAACATTGGAAATAATTTTTGAGCTGCATACAACATTTCGTACACATGTTCTCCAGTGGTTGGTATACTTCCGTTTGCTTTTTTATGATATTTTCCAGTTGTTGAAGTCGGTCTTGAAAAGAAGTCTGGAAGAACTTTCTTAAATTCTCTCCAAAGAGAAAAAGATATTTCTGTCATGTTTTTTCTAGCAAGATCATTAATTTTATCATCATAATTCATAGTAAGATATTTCCTTTCTTAAAATTCGAACTTTAGTGCCTCCATTACCTTTTCAATAGGATTAATAATTGTAGATGCTGTTGATCCAGCGAAAAGCAATCCTACCACAGCATTACTATCACTTTCAACGATTAGAGAACCAGAGTCACCACCTTGGCTCATTGCTCCTGCTAGTATTTGATTTTCAAAAATTGCATCTTTTCCATCACCATATGATACAGTGACAGTTAACCCCATTTGTAGAATTTTACCCTCTGTAAAACTCGTAGTTCTTCCGTATTTCTTGACTGGCATATAAATATATGGAGTAGCAATACCAGAAACCAAACCAATTTGAGCTATTTCTTCTGACACATCTTCTGGATTAATTGGTTTAGCTAATGCTGCATCAACATAATTTGGAGCAGACATTTTATAGAGTTTTACGGAATATCTTGACCCGAATTTTCTTGCAATAAAATTTCCAAATTTTACAAAGGATTTTGCGAAAAAACATTTTTTTCCGCCATTATCATCATCATCGTCATCGTCATCATCATCTTCTTGATTTCCAGCAAAATCGATTGGAACAAAGTTAGAAAGTTCAGCAATTTTATCATTGGCCTCAGTTCCACCATCATATGGCCCAGGTTGAAGAATTGCATCACCAATACTTGCATTGTTTGAATTTGCAAGAACATGATTATTACTTAGAATATATTTTTCACCATCCTTTTTTACAACACATCCTAATGTACCAGCTGTTATATTTTTGTGACCAATAGAAACTCCTCCTAGAGCTGGTCTATATCTAAGCTTTGGGTCTGTAACATCTAATGCCTTAACTTCACCAATCTCAAAAACATCTGTTTTTACTCCATCAACTTCTTTAGGAACTAGATCTGATTTGCTTAATGAGGACTTATCTACTTTCTTTTTTACATTTACAATAACTGCTAACTCATCTGTAAGCACTCCATCTTTTACTTTATATCCTACACCAATTCCAACGACATTCTTTTTGTTAAGGAATTCTTTCTTAATCTTTTCCTTAATCTTTAAAATTGTTTCCATTATATCCTCCTTAAAGGGCTAGTATTACTATTACCATAGCTCCAACTGTTATTATTCCTAGGATTGAGCGGTTAAATATATTATCTATTTGATGAGAATACTGCTCTTGGCGAAACATGTTTTCAGAATTAACCCATAGATTTTTATATTGTTCTGATTTTGCTTGCTCAAGTGCAATATATTCCTTTAATGAATTAATAGTAGCGATATAACTATTTATTAACACTTCTTGTTCTACGGCAATATCTTTATATGCTTCACGGACTTTTAAGTGACTAACAACTTTAGCAAATTCTTGTTGTGTGTATACTACGTATTTTGCCTTGGAAGAATCCGTTACTTGTTTAAAGTTTTCATCCAATAAAATATTTACAGGTTTTTCCGGTACTTTTATATCTTCTATATTAAGTTTATAATCAGGAGTTTTTTCAAATGTAACTTTCGGATATTCTCTTGGTACAAAAGCTTGCGGAGCACACCCACAAAATAAAATAAGCATAATACACATCATTGTTGTTATTGTTTGTTTTACCATAGTTTATCAGCCTCATTCAAAAGAGTTTCGAGATTATTTTCCTGAATTATTTTTACTACTTCTTTATTAGCATTATCCTTTATCTCTTTAATTTTTTCTTTTACTTCTTCTGGCACTTTTTCATTTTCCAAGATAGTTTTTTTTACTTCAGATTGCTTATGTTCGATTTCATCAATTGTCTCTACTCCTTTTTTCTGAAACAAATCATGCACAAGCTTTTTAAGATCAATTTCGCCACCAAAAAATTTTTTAATTAAAAGTGCTATATCAGCAAGACCTCCAAATCCCAAAACATACTGTATTAATGTATTCATTTAAATTCACTCCTTATACAGAAATTTTTCTTATTTCTTGTTTTGCTTCTGGATTTCCATTGGACTCTAAAACAGATCTAATTTTGGTAACTTTTATACCTTCTCTAATAGCTAATACAATAGATATAATTGCTCCGTTTGATTCTGCCCATATTTTTCCATCTAATTTTCCTGCGTATAATCCACAAGTTGATAAAACTAAATAAGAAAATATTATCCAAAACTTCATCGAAACCAAATTTTCAATAAATTTCATAAATGATAGTTTCATAAATGTGCTAAATTTTTCCATATTCCTTCTCCTTAGCCATACTCTTATAGAATGAAAAGTTCTGTTTTTCTTTTTCTCTTAATATTATTTGAACATAACCTCCAGTTTGAATCTGTTTTTTTCTTAAAAGCCTCCAAATCATTTTTAGTGGCCTTTGCAATATAAACCCTCCTTATCTTTTATGTTTAAATAGATCTAATACTTGCCTCATTATTTTTTTAGGGTCTGCACTACCTGCAGCCGATGCAGCCTTATTATAAATCAATGCTTGAATTTCAGGGTTCTTGCTTCCATATTTTCCTATCACTCTCATAACAGATTCTTTCGTTATTTGAATATCTTTCTTTACAGGAACTTCTGGAACTTCCTTTATTACTTTATTTTGTTGAACTGTAGCTTTTTTAGTTCTCGGTTTAGTCGATTCTTTAACCTTAGCTGACATTTCCGGTGCTTTATCAACAATTTTAGCTGTCATTTTTACTGGGCTTGACACCTCAAAAGAATCAGACCATGGATTTAAATAATAACCATTTCCAACAACATCAAGTCTGGCTGGAATAACTTCACCTTCCTTTAACTCCCTCTTTACGATTGTATTTAAAGGAGGTATATCAACATGAATTGTGCTTCCAGAAACTTTAACTTTTAATCCATACTCGACATTATCTATTAAAAATCTTAAATGCCCCTCAAGTTTATCATAGTCTATACCACTTAATTCTATATCAAAATCAAGTGTTTTCGATTCATTTAACCCTATCTTTAACATTTTTTATTCCTCTTGGGTGACTTTTAATATATTAATATGAGGAACCATCGCCTCTTCAAAGTCATAATCAACCCGTTTTATATTTAATATTGGTCTTATTTCTTCTTCAACATGAAATTCCATATCAAAACTTCCACCACCACCCAAACCAGTTCCTCGTTGATAACAAACAGAAAAAGCTCCATTTGTTAATATTCCAAAATTTTGAACATTTCCGTTCATCTCGGTTCCCTCGTTTCTGTGTTCGGGTCATCACATGTAAGATCAAATTCTTTTATAATTGTGGTTCCATCATCATCGTAAATAGTTTGAACAAAATTAGCATCATCTATCTTTGTAAGAACTTGTTTGTTTGTTTGTTGTTTTCTAATAATTTCGATATCATTTGGTTGAACTACAACATCGTTTCTCTTTCCCCAAGGAAAATAAACAGGATGATAAACAACAACATACCATGTACCAATAATATCTGGAGTAAATTCAGCTCGATAGTGACCATTACCTAACTCTGTTATAGAGAAAGAAATAGTGCTGGAATTATCGGTTGGGTCATATAAATCATATGTAAATTGGTTCGGCGGAATACTAGCAACTCTTCGATTTCTTCGGTTCGTAACTGTAAAACCCTCTTGAACCAACTTGTTTACGATTGCGTATGATGTTGCTCCCATTTATATTTTGTTCCCTTTCTTAATCGCTAACAAATTTTGTAATTGTTGCTGTTTGTGCTCCGGTTGAAAAATCTAAACTCAGTTTTCCAAATTCAACGTGCCTGTGATAGATATCCACATCTATAAGATCTTGTGCGACCGATGGAAATAATGAGAAAATTTTACCCATATTAAAAGTGTTAGGTCTAGTATGAAAATCAACTCTCGCTGTTCCAGCAGCATAATCAACATCAGATGTTCCAAATCCTTCGCAAGCCAACATTAAAGAAGATACATAACTGAAAGAAAAAAGAGCATCTGCTGCTCCGCTTCCATTTGAAATGGTACTGACTGCAGCAAGATTAACTCCATAGATTTGTCTTTTTTCTGATGCTAATTCTAATCTTGAAAGCCATTGAGCTTTTGGTTCATATTTAGTTCCATATGTATCATCAACGCAAAAACTTTCCAATAAAATCCAATCATCAGCTGTCAATGTGGATTCAACTTCTAAATTATTATATGTTGAATTAGGATAACTTGGGTCATTATTTGTTCCCAAAATATGATCCAAAAACCAAGCATTTGCAAATGCAACATTTGAGTAAATTTTTCCATGCACATAATCAACTCGCTGATTAAATTCCGCTCTTGTTCTTCCAAAATCATAACCGGACTCGTCAAGAAAAATTCCATTCACTTGTAAACTATTCCATTGATCTGTCTTTGTTTGAAAAGAAGAAAAGTCTTGATTTGTTGTTACATATCCAAATATTAAAGCTTCTGGATTTAAAATCTTTATTCTTGGAATAATAATTGAAGTGTTTGCATAATCTCCATGAGCAGGATCTTGAACACCGTCTCCAAAAATAATAATTCCATACTTTGCCATATCTTGCGCAACTTTTTCATTGTTCCATCCATTTACGGCGGAATTAAAAGAATTTAACCAACCATAATAAAACAAAACATCTTTCGGTTTTTTATAACTATTTTCTTTTACTTGTAAACCATGCCAAGCATGTTTGTCATGAATAATTTCTATATTATCAATACGACTGGCATGATCTTCTGCCCAACCATTTACACCAAGAATAGGAATTACGCTTGCATGATATAAAGGATTTTCTACATCATTGAAAAGTTCTCTTCTGTTTTCTAAAACTTGCATTTCCAAAAATGGACCATTTAAATTTGTTAAAGGATCAACAACATTAGAATTAAAATCAACAAACTGTTGTACCGGAGTTGGTCCAATTACTGCCTCTACTGCATCTTTTTCTGTTTGATTCATTTCAACAACTATATCACCTACAACTTTCCAATATTTTTGTGGTATTAAATTTAATCCTGAAACATCTGGATTTATTAACCAATCCATTGGATCATAATCTTGCGTATGAACACTAGTTTTATATTCGTAAATAACACCTAAGATATTTGGTGTTTTGCTTATTACTGCTGCCATTATTATCCTCCGTTATCTTAAACTATTTAATGTCGAGTCTCTAAATGTTGGCGAGTTTGTTGGAGTCATATGTAATCCTCCAATAATATCTTTTACCAATCCAGTTCCAGATGCTGCAACTCCAGGAGCACCTTCAATAAAGACCCAACGATAAAGTAATCCATTATATATTAGATCTCTACCTCTTGCATTATATATTGTTTCAATTTCGCCTTGAGATAATGTTCTATTATATATTCTAATATCATCAGCCCAACCATTCCAACATTCTGTAAGAGAAGTTCCAGATGCTCCTAAATATAAAGTTCCAGAAGCAGAAGAACCAAAAGTAGCAGAAGTAGTAAATGATTGTCTAATACCATTTGCCCAAAGCTCTTTTAGTGTTCCAGCTTGATTCCATGTAAATACCAAACAATATTCTGTATTTAATGTTAACGTGTACTGAGGAAGTGTTCCAGATTGATAGAACTCATGAATCATGTTTGCCCCACCCGTTCTAGCTTCAAAATTTGTATTTACTCCGATAAGACGAATATTTCCACTTGATGATGCTAATGAACACCAACAAGTTACAGTTCCGGCACTGATAATACTTGCTGGATTAAATGAAGAAATAGAAGCAACCCTTTGATTGCTTGATCTAACAAAATTCATTGCCATTGTGCTATTTCTCCTTAAGTAAAACTAACCTGAATTTGCAATAATACCCAGTCACCGGTTAATGTGTCAGCTCCTGCAGAATAATCTCTTAAAAGTTGAACAGCATGCATTCTTCCTGCTGTCATTCCGTAATTTGCAATTGTGTCAGATAATGTATCATATTGCCAGTTCGTATTAGTAGGTAATGAAACAGTACCACTTTCAATATTACTAAATGCTCCAATGGCAGAATTATCTGGTATAACTCTAACTCTAAAATCAACATCAACAGCTACTGATGCTCCAGGAGCCGTTTGTGCTCTATGTATTAATGTGATTGATATATTTGTAGCACCTGAAGGAACATTTAAATAAAAACCAATTGCTTCAAATTGAGAATCATCAAATCTTCTTACTAAAAGTGAACCGTTGTTAGAATCTGCAGATAGTGGTGCTCCTACATTAACACTCCAGTCAGAACTAGCTGGATAAATAACATCTTGCATATTAAAAACAATTGTTGTTGGGCTTGTTCCAGAAGTACCTGAAGAACCAGAACTTCCTGATGAACCAGATGTTCCAGAGACACCAGATGTACCAGATGTTCCAGAAACACCGCTTGTACCAGAACTACCAGAAGTGCCACTAATACCAGACGTACCTGATGAACCACTAGTTCCAGATGAACCAGAACTTCCTGATGAACCAGATGTTCCTGACAAACCAGAAGTACCACTAGAACCAGAAGAACCTGATGTACCTGAGCTTCCTGATGTTCCACTAGTTCCATTAATACCAGAAGTGCCTGATGAACCAGAAGTGCCACTAGTTCCAGGAGAACCAGTAAAGTTTAAATCTATTGTTTTATCAGTTACATTATTTGCTACACTT